GCGGTAGTAGGACATCCAGCTGTCAGCCGACGGCCAGAAGTCGTCGTGCGCCAGGTACTCGACATCTTCGTTCTGGCTACGCGCTTCGAGCTGAGCGATGCCAGCCGAGATCATCGGCAGACCTTGGGCCAGCCAGTCGGCTTTCTCAGCGCTGACCAGCACAGGGGTGTTGCTGGCGAAGCGAGCCGCCAGGACGTTACTCATCGGACTTGTCCTCTTTGGTCTCGCTGCGCGGTGCGGCCCCTTCGTCGGTCGGGGTGCCGCCAGCGGCGTTCATCATGTTGGTGCTGCTCTTGTCGGCGCCGAACACCAGGTCCAGCTGATCGGCCAGCTTCTTCTCGCGAGCCAGCTGCCGCATGACCGGGCGCCAGTCCTTGCCGAGCTTGGCCAGTTCGTCCTCGCGGGTCGACAAGCCGTTGTTCAGGCGCAGCACGGCGGCCTGGGTTTCCTTGAGCTCGTCGATCTGGCCCATGCTGGCGCCGATCCAAGTAGCGTTGCAGTACGCCTCCTTGTTCAAGCCTTCGTAGAAGTTCGGGGCATTTCGCGGCAGGGCAGTGATCTCGCCCTTGTTCATCGCCTCTTCGAGCCACAGCGCGAAGACATGGTTGGCGAACCGGTCGGCAGTGTTGCGCTTTTGCACTCGCATACGGCGTTCAGTGCCGGCCAGCTCCGCCTTCAGGTTGCTGTAGTTGGCATCGCTGAAGTCCTTGGACAGCTCGGAATAGCCGACGCCAAGGGCAGCAGCAACGTAGCGCATGACCGACTGCTCGAAGTTGGTACCCATGCCGCCGGGGGTGCCAGCGGGCTGCATCTTCATCTTCGTGCCGGGGAAGAACACGGGGATCTTCACACCGTCGATAGTGAGATTACGAGAGCCGCCAACGTACTGCTGGATGGCACCGAGGTAGTCGGTCGCGAAGTTGGTGATGGCATCGCTGCTCCCGCCGCCTGCCTGTTGCATAGCGACTTCACTGGGCAGGTCCGACTCGATGCTGGCCGCGTAGGTGGCGTTGAGCACGGCGTTCTGCAGCACCATGTCGCGGAAGCGCTTACCCATCCGGGTCTCTTTCAGCGCAGAGATCAGCATCGAGATGCCGCGCGACTGATCTGGGCGCCACTGGTCAACCAGGTGGATCATCTGGATGCGGCCCCACGGCTTCGCGATCGGCACGTACTTCCAGGTGTAGACGTCCGGGTTCATGTAGTCGCTGGGGTGACCGTTGCGAACGTAGTAGCCCAGCGGAGCGCCATACTGGTTCCGCTTGACCCCGCCGCGCAGGAAACGGGTGTCCATCTCTGCGTTCGGGTTGGACAGGCGGTCGAGGTCGATCAGCTGCAAGGCTGTGTTGAACGGGCGGCCAACATCGCGCAGCCATTCAACCGAGGAAAGCGACTCGCCGGTCATTGCGTGGATGCCCACGACCAGACGAACCAGCCCGGTTAGGGTGTTCATGCGCGAGGCGTCAGGATGGTTCCGACCGCTCTCTGCCCAGAGGGTGAACTTCGCCTCGACTTCTTCCTGGAACTCTTCAGCCCAGACCTCGTCCAGACCGAGCACCTTGAAATCGGGCTTCGAGTTAAGCAGGAAGCTCTCGCCGACGATGCTGTCCTGCTGGATGGTTACGCCGTTACGAACATAAGCGTCGTTGCGCATGACATCGCGCACCCGAACATCCGCGTCCAGCTTCTCGGGCAGCAGCTCGGCGTCGGCCGAGAGTATCGGCGGCGCCCATAGCGAAAGCTCGTGGCTTTGGCGGCTGGCGCCGTCGTAGGCGGGCTTGCCCAGACCGTACATAGCCGAAGCGCGAGGTACGCCCCCGACCAGTGCGTCGTAGCTGTCCCCGACTAGCGGGTCGATTGCCTGGGACATTAGAACCAGGCCCTCATAGGTCCGACGTTGCTGGCGATCCCAAGCTGCTGCTTCAGCGACAGGATGTAGCCCATCAGCCGGTTGGCGCTGATCGCGCTGTAGCGGACAAGCTCGCCGTTGCTGTCGCGAAACTCCACAGCCGACTGGCCCGTCATCAGCCGATGGTAGGCCTGTTCGGCATCCTGCAGGGCGGTATTGAGGTCCAATGCCATGGAAATTCACGCGAAGTCGTAGAGGTTTGGCAGAATCGTATCCTCCAAACAGTTGAATTTCCAGCTATCAGTTGAAAATTCTTCTAAGCCAATGACCCCGCTAGATCTGCCAGGGACCGCCTTGGACGCGCTGACTCCAGTAGAGACGTTGAGATATTAGGGTCGAATACTAGGATGTTCTCATCCCAGGCCTCTGCCCAAGCTGGCGGCGCCGACCAGTCGATCTTCTCCCAGCGGATCTCCTGGGAGATCGCCAGGGCGATGCCGTAGACGCAGAGGTCCCACGCCTCGTTCCGCTGACTGTTGAGATTTTCCCAGCCTTTGTCCGTTTTGGTCTCCGCGACCATCTCGCTCCAGAACCAGTCCTCGAACCAGTTGGCGAAGATGACGGAAGCCGCTACCGCATTCTCGCCGTTGGTATCGGGCTCGCGGCCCAGCATGTTGTTGAGCTGGTCCTTCAGGATCTCGCCGTTGATCATCAGCACCGGGATCTCACCGCGTGCACCTGCGTGCCGGTCCTTCCGATCGCTGTCTGGATAGGTGATGCGCTGACGCGGCGCCTTGCGAACCGGGTCACCCTTGACCAGCTGGAAGCGCCTGTGCAGGCCTACGGGGAACTCGTCGCCGTCACTGTCACGCAGCCTTCGCCAGAACGCATAGGCGTTGGTGGTCACACCCGCCTTACCGCCGGAGTCGCACCCGACCATCTTAATCGACATATGCCGGCCGCTGTCATCCGCCAGGGGGTACGTCTTCAGCAATGCTTCCTTGATCAGCAGATCCCAGTCTTCCGGGTGTGCTGCTGGGTTCAGCGGCAAGCGCTCATCGTCCGCATCCAGCCGCTGAGATTTACGGATCGAGAAACGGTCGATGACGGTCATCGAGTTGTTCTGGCCGAAGCCGATGGTCTGCACGTCGAACCGGTTGCCCTGCACGTCGACCAGCATCAGCAAGAAGCGCACCCAGGTGGGCACTACCTTGCGGCCTATATCCTTGGCTAGTGCCTTGACGTCGTCAGCCATGCGGCCGGACTGGTAGGCCTTTGGGGTATAGGGCAGGCCCTGGCCGGTGTTGATCGTCACCCGCAGCGGGCCTTCGTCGCCCGTGCGCTCGTAGACGTCCTGGGCAGTCAGGTAATCGAAGACCAGGTTCTTCCAGTCGAGGGCCCAGGCCGCGGTGCCCTTCAGCCAGAACGAAGCGATGTCAGTGCGCAGCGGCCGGCCGGTCATCGTGCCGTCTGGCAGCCACAGCATGCCCTCCTTGACCCACTTGGCGCGCGTCTGGTTCATCTCCAGCTTGCCAGGTAGTCCGTGGTCGCTGTCGTTCTTGTGCGGTATCCAGCCGCCGCAATGCGGGCAGACCATGACCGCCTGCTCAGCCGCCTCCAGGAAGTCGTTGCTGTCCGGGTACTTCAGCAGCTTGAAATCCGGCTCGAAAGCCTCATCGCACTGCGGGCAACGCCAGTACCAACGGCGACGGTCACCACGGTTGTACAGGGACAGGATGCCCGTGCAGGGCGGCGCTTCGTGGGAACCGGGCTTCGGCTGCCACTTGGCATCGGTCACGTCGCGGCCAGGGGACGACTCGGCAGCGAACATCGCATGCCGCCGGAACGTGGAGCCACGTCGACGCAGGAGGTCGAAGAGCGGGCCTTCCTTGTCCACGTTCTCGCTGTTCTCGATCCGGTCGTGGTCGTTGATCCAGCCGCGCTTGAGCGTCTTACCGGATACCTCGCCGACCACAGGCCACTTAACCAGCAGGCGCATGCCGGACGTGAAGGCCACGTCGTGCACGTTCATGTTGCTGCGGCCGGGGGCTACCGTGGCGCCGACCTTTTCGGAATGGCGGAAGAACTTCTGCAGGTCGCCCTTCGACCAGTCCCGTGCGATGTCCTTGGTCATGTGGATTATCATCATGTCCGCAGGGTCGCGAACCGCGGTGTCGCCCAGCCAGTTGAAGAAGATGTCCGACTTACCGCAGCGCGCAGGCCCGACGAAGATCAACCCGGTGTGCTCCAGGCTGGCGAGCGTGTCCTGCACCTCGACGAGGTACGGCGCGATGCTGTTGTCCCAGGGCCCAACGTAGGAGTTCGGGTTATTCAGGTAGCGCACACGAGTGGCCGACTCGGAGATCGTAATCCGCTCAGGCGGCTTCACCCCCGCCGCCGAGGCTGCCAGCAGTTCTTCCAGCGAGTTAAACGAGTTCATCACGATCCTCGGCCACCGGCTCGGCAGCCTCCGTGTATTCCTTGAGCGTGCTCAGCGTGCGGCGCTTGGCCGGGGCTGTGACAAGCCGGTCGTAGACCTCGCTCAGCAGGCCGTCGGACATGCGCTCCAGCATCTGGCGCTGCTTGTCGGTCAGGCCATCTACTCGGTCCATCTCATCGACCCACAGGGTGACGGTGTCCTTGATCATCAGCATGGCCTCGCCGAACACGCTGATCACGTCCTCGGTCTGCCATAGCTCGCCGGCTTTGAGCAGCACCCGCTGGCGCGACTCCATCGCGGACCAGTAGGCCGAGTTGATTTTCGGCGGCAGGTCAGTCGGCGGCAGGCTCTTGATGTAGGTCATCACGTCGACCTTGGGCGGAACCAGCCAGGCCGCCGCATCCT